GTTGGACCCCCATGCACGCGTTTATCAACCGTTTTAGGTTGTTTTTTTAGAGCACTGATATTTCTACGGATTAAGGCTATTAGGATTTATCTCTTTCAGATAAATTGCTTCCGTTTAAAGAAATGTTATACTATTTAAAAATAAAAGTCCAAACAACAAAACCTTTATCATTTTCATTAATATTCATTATTGTTTGTCATATTCACCTCGACTTATTTGTACGTTACAATCATCTACAGTATGTTATAAGTTGTTGTATTATTACTCTTTAATTGTGAATATTGTTCATATTGATATTCACAGCGTTAAGTTTTGATCTAAGTACTTCTCTTTGTTGTTAGATTGGTAAAGACCAACTTTCAAAGTTGATTTATAAGGAAAAATAAATGGTCGTAGAGTTAAGTATGCGTATGTATGTGAAGTGTGATTGTGTGAGTGCGCTTAATATTAGCACGGGCATCTTGTGATTAAGCTTTAATGGACCTAGCTTGATGTCTTTAAATTTTCGGTCTATGCGTTCCGACACCTTTATGGTATCTCAATCAAAGGTTTTGAGTGTTTCCCAAAATGCTCAGGTTAGTGATGTTCCTCAATTCATCAAACAAACGTCAGCGCAGGCTATGTCTATGCCGACAATTAAAATTGACTTATTTACACCTATTATCGAACAGGTGAAAGCCGCTTTCCCCACCACTGATACAATCCTTGAGAAGATTGTTCAATTTGGATCTATAATTGCCATTGCAATTAAGAATATCCATGATCCAATGACTGTTTCTCTTTGTTGTGCTAACGTTGCTTCCTCTCTTGGAATGGCCGGTACTATCGGTCATTTTCTTTCTAGTATGTTTACTAAAATATACAATCTTTTAAAATCAGGAGTACCAGAGAGAACGCGTTGGTATACAAATGCTCAAGCTGATGATGAACATGAAGATCTGTTCAAACATTTTAGGGAATTCAATATACAAGGAGTTTTGTCGTATATTGGTGGAATTGGATTTGCGTTGCTTACTGTTTTGGTTATGAGAAAATTACCCGGAAAGAAAACGATTGATGAGATTATGTCTAGGATTAAACATTTACCAGGTACTGTTAGGAGTGCGTCGGAGATTCAGGATTTTGGAACAAAGATGTGTGATTCAGTTATTTTGGGTTTTAAGAAGCACGTGTTGGGTTATACTGATGAGCAGTATAATGTTTTCAATTCGGTTAAACAGTGGCAAGAGGATGTTCAGGAGATGATGAAGCTTGAAAGTTCAGTGAAGATTCGTCATGATGCGGAGTATCAGTATAAAGCGGATGCAATTTATCAGAGAGGCTTGTTGATTGCTCAGGAGTATGATGCATTGAAGTATCCGATGAAGAAGCAGGAGACATTTAGAACTTATATGATTGCCGCAGCGCGTATTAGAGATATGGCCCATAATTCAGGTGCGGGTTATATGAAACCGAGGATTAATCCGATAGTAGTGCAGTTGTTTGGTGCCTCTGGAACGGGCAAATCAGTGTTAACAACGGCGATGTGTTCGGATTTGTTGAGAGCTAGAGGTTTCTTTACACAGAATGATTACAATTCGAAAGTTTATTTGAGGAAAGTTGATCAAAATTTCTGGGATGGAATGACGGTTGCTCATTTGATGTGTATTTATGATGACTGGTGTCAGAAGAAAGACGTTCCAGGTGATGCAAATCCGGAGTTATTGGAGTTGATTTATGCAGGGAATAATGCACCGTATCCACTACATATGGCGGATATGTCTTCGAAGGCAACAACGTTTTTCAACGCAGAGGCGATTGTTTTGACATCCAATTTGCCATGGTATGAGATGAATTCAATTACCTATCCGGAAGCTGTTAGGAAGAGGTGCAATTTACGAGTGAAGGTACACGTGAATCCGGATTATGGAATACAGGTTATCGGAGGACCGGACGATGGAAAGTTCAGAATTGATGAGTTGATGCAAGAAGATTCAGATTTGACGGATCCATATTTATTTGATATTGTGGAAAAAGAGGAACAGTCAAATCCTCCAACTCAGTGGTCGCATAAGAATTTGACATATAAACAATTTATGGAGATTGTTCTTAGAACTGATTCCGCGAATTTGAAGAAGAATCGTATCTTATTGAAGAAGATGGGAGATTATATGTCACGTCCACGAGATGAATTTGAATTACCAAGAGTCCAAGCACAGATGAATGTGGAGAGTATTCCCTTTTTGAATTTAAGAAGGGAGGTTGTTGTTAGACCGCGAGTGAATGGAGCTATTGATCGATTTGGAAAACCAGTGCCGGCGATTGATGTGCGAACAGGAAATGTTGTATTGTATGAAAAGGATTCAGGTGAAATTGCTGGTTATATGTCGATGGAGGAATTTAAAGACATTAGTCGTTATCATCCAGAGAAGGTTTATTATTTGATGGATTTGGTGAATGTAGTTCGTCGTTATCGTCAAGGTCGTGAAGGAGCAGAGGCTTTGTATCGTGCTGCTATAAGTCAGGGAGATTTACAGGAGTATGAGGGAGATACTTATACACGTGCTCAGATGGATTTTGAATGTGGTAATGGTGGATGTTATGGTCCTCAAGAGAAGCATGAAACTATGGCACGTGTAAGTTGTTTGAAGAATGACAAAATTTCAGAAGCTGAAGAGACATCGAGACGAAAGAGGATTCTTGAACGAAA